TGGTCTCGTGGTTGTAGCGAGCAGTCCAGGCTTCTTGCGCGTTGTCATACGCAATGGCTTGGCCTTCAGGCTTAACCGGGGCGGCAGAGAAACCAGCCAGTTTGGTTTCTTCTTCGAACGAACGCTCGGAAGTCTCGGTTTCGTAGATTTCCTTGTGTTCTTCGCCGTAACGCTTGTACTCCATGCCAAACAGGGCGTTCAGACCCGGCAGGAGTTCCTTCAGTAGTTGGGCACGAGAAATTGCCATTTTGAGTTACTCCTTAGATGCCGGTTGCGAAGGCATACGAGTGATAACCCTGGTTCCACTTCACCAACACTTCGGGGTAGCCCACGAAGGTCAGTTCAGAGCCAGAGGCCAGCGTGATCGGGCTCGACACCGTAAGGGTCGTGCCGTTCACATTGGTCACCGTGATGTAGTTACCGGCCAGAGAGCCAGTGCCCGTGGCGCAGATCAACTGCATACCGGCTTGCAGGCCAGTCACAGCGGCGGTCAGCGTCACCGTTGCGGAAGAGCCAGAGGTGCTGCCGGTGCCCGAGAGGGACACAGCAGTCTCAGGCACAACGCCCACAACACGGAAGGGACGAGCACCCGTCACGCCCACGTTGCCAGTGCCGTTGGTGGGAGCAGCGCCCGAAACACCCATCGCGGAGTTACCCGTGGTGGTGCTACCGGCGGTGCCAGTCACGCAAAGCACGTTGGAACCAACGAAACTTTGTGCGGCATAGCCCACGGTGGTGGCGGTGTTGCTCAGGCCAGCCGAGGGCTGACCAATCATCACTGCCTTGAACACTGCGCGGTCATCATCCACCACGAAGGCCACGATGTCGTTTGCCAGGATATTACCGGGGTAATACTGGGCGAACAACTTCTGACCCGTCGAGGGGTTGGTGTACGAGCAGCCAACGAACACACCAATCTGACCGGCCACCGCAGAGGTGGTGGTCGTGGTGTCCATTGCGGTCTTGGTGACCGTACCGTTCGCAATCAGTTCAACGAGATCGCCATTGAAAATGGCGGTGCCGTAATTCCGCTCAATCGGAATTTGGCGGATTGCACCAGCATAAGGTAGGCCGTTCAGTTCATTGATCGGCTTGAAACCATATGCGGCGTCAACAGAGGGGTAAGCCATGTTGGACTCCTAAGATGATTTAACCGCGTCCGAACTTCACCTCAGAGCGCCGCTCCTTGAAGACGGGCATCCGGGGATCGTTCTCGCGCATGAAGGCGTTGTCAACCGACTGCATCTGACCATCAGTTTGACGCTGATAGTACGAGTTGCGTTGGGCAACAAACTCTTTGGGTGTTTTGCAAAGCAAGAGTCCACCGATCTCGATACTGTCTGGGAACCGGGGCTTGTCCCCAGTTGCCATGATCTGGATTTCGGGATGCTCAGATGCCTTCACAGGCTCCCAACCTTCGCGGAGTTTTGCGGAAATATGGCCTGGATCGGCAGTACCAAGAGTACTGATTCGAATCCAACGGAACTCGTAGCCGTCCTCGGGGTTGGGGCTCGGCAGCAGTTCAGGAAGCATCCACTGCTTGGGGCGCTCCATCTTTGCTCGGGTTTCCAATTCACGGGGGGTACGTTCAGCCATTTTGTTTCCTCATTTCTTCCGCAACCGCACGGGCGTACTGCTCATTCGTCAGTCCGAGCCGCTTGGCGATGTTTACTTGGGACTTGGTCAGCACGATCTTTTTGGGCGCTGTGCTTCGGGTCGCGGGTGCCACGACAGGCGATTTCTTTACCGGCTTCTCAGAGGTGAACGCATCTGGGAAGACCTGCCGCATCCGAGTATTGATGCGGTCATAGTATTCATCGCTGTTTGGACTTACCCCACTTTCCACAAGTTTTCGATGAACCGTCAGTGCAAGAGCAGTCATCTCGTCATCTTGTCCAAACCACGGATTGGCTTCTTGCCACGCAGAGGCTTTGGGATCAACGCGAACCGGCTCTTGCTGAACTGGTTGTGGTGCGGGTTGTACCGCAGGTTTTTCCTGTTGTAAAGGGGCGGGCTTGAAATTGTTTACCCGGTCTGCCTTGATTTTGGCGGCGGTCAGTTCTTCCTGGGCCGCAACAAGGGCGTCTGAATCTCCTGATTCATAGGCTTCCTTGTATCTGCGCTTGGCTTCAGACAGTTCGTTTTCAACGACCTTCTTGGCCTGCTCAAGCAGTACCTGCTGGGTCTGGCCCTGCGAACTCTGGAGTTTCTTGTTCTCCTCCATGAGTTGTTGTGCAAGACGCACAGCCTCTTCCCGCTCACGGAAAGCAGCCTCTTTTGCCCGGCGCTCTTCGTGATAACCCTTAGAGAAATGTTGGATGCGCTTCTTAACCCCGTCTGAATACTGGGCAAGTTCCTCATCCGTCACCTCCGAGGGAGGCTCCTTCATGGGCGCACGATCACGATCCTCTGGGGGAGTGTCGTCCACCACCTCAATCTCAGAATCTCCTTCGACTTCAAAGTCGATCTCATCCTGCTTCTTTTCCTCGGCCTTCTCGTCCGGGAATTTAAACGCTTCTTGATCAAGCGGCATGTGATCCTCCTTTAAACGCGAGAGATGCCACGCGGGTCTTGCACCACGGCTTCCACGCTGTCGTCGTTGATGATGCGGAACTCACGCCCGTGAATCTTCACGCGGGTGCCCGTGTTGGGCCTTACCAGGACGAAGTCGCCCGGTTTACACGAGGGTCCACTGGGGAAGCGGCTCTTATCGCCGTAGGCGTCCGGCCCCATCTTCATCACAAACAGTACAGGGGACATCACTTCTTCGAAGTGCATGGTCTGCCCTGACTTGACGATCCCGCTCTCATACTCCCTTTCAATCTCTGGTAGCGCACAGAGCAGGTGGTAGGTGGAAGGATCGGGAAGTTGCTTGGCCTTTTCCTCTGCCGTCTCGGGCAGGGTGGTCGGCACCGCGTCTTCTCCGGTACTAAGGAGGATTTCACTCATCGTCGTTTTGCTCCATCTTTCGCACGAGGTCGGTGATAAACATGTGTGCGGTTGAGAGACCCCGGACCTCACCACACATACTGCGGTACTCGGCATAGTCCCGAGCCGCACCATCTACGAGGGCTCGGGCGATGGATTCCCGAGTCTCCTCAATGTCTTTCAATACCACGGAAAACGCAGTGGTTGCCATGATTGCTCCTTACGGATTACTAAACTTCCAATGGTTTGGATATTTAAACGCTACAGAAGACACGGAGATGGAGGGTTCAAGCGCCTCGACTCCGTGCCACCAACCCAGGGGAAGGAATAGCGTTTCCCCGGGCTCCACTACCAAATCTGCCACCTGAACGCCCCGCATGAGCGGGAACCGGTCGTAGTTGATGTTGAATAGATCAACCTCTGAGAACACAGCCTTGTGGTTGTACAGATTGGGGGTGTCCATCGGAGAGATCAACTTCCATCTCTTCCTGCCCTTGATCTGGGTATGGAAGATGATGTTTTCGTCGTGGTGCAGGGGCGTGATCGTGCCTGCCGGTCCGACCCACAAGAACCAATTGCCGTCCCGCTCCTTGGGTGGCGTGATGTAAGAAGGCACGCTGCCAACGTCATTGAGCAGGACCCCCATCTCTTCGGTCTCAAAGATGTGGTTGTTGGCCGTCATGTAGAAGTCGTTCGACGGTCCTTTTCCGATCCGGTCGATGAACTCTCGGACTGTTACCTTCTTCTTGTGGTTGATGCTGTTGATTTCGTAGTCCGGGTCTTTCTCTCGGTTCTCTTGAATCTCAATGACTTGATCTCCAAAGTTCTCCGACAGAAACGGCATCGTCCACTTGGTCATGGCCTGCCAGTCATCAACCATGCCCTTCAAGATGACGGGCTGGTTCTTGCACCAATACTCCCGGTAGAAGGTTTCTTCGTCCGGCGTGTCAATCTTCTGGATGTCGAGAGCCTGCTGTTGAACGGCACCCACGTTACGCATCATCGAAGCCAACTTCTCATGCTTCTTATGAATCCTCTGCACCGCGCCCATCAATGGGTTCGTGGTAACCCACTCAATCAGAATCCGAGCGTCATCCTTATCGACGCCATGCTCAAGCATGACCCTCATCAGGTCTTTGGACTGCACGCCCGCCGCAGCGTTGTGTGCAATCCACTCAAGCCAACTCTTGTCTATCCTCATTGCTTAGGCATAGGCTTCTGACCACGGGGCTTCATCACCGTCTTGATCATCTCGGCGCGAAGTTTCTTATCTGCCTGACGGTTTTGATTTGCCAGACGGGCCTGTTCCTTTTGGGTTTCAACTGCCAGCCGCTCCCGCTCAAGGCGAATCTTTTCTTGAGCAATTTGGAAATCACGCTGGCTGTCCTGCTCCTTGCGTTGCAGTTCCTGAGCCCGCAGTTGCAGTTCTGCCTGCGCCATTTGGAGTTGCGGGTTCTGCGCCTGCTGTTGGGCTTGGGCTTGTTGAGCCTTGCCCATGTTGGTCTGAAGCAGTTGCTGTGCGGCCTGAGCAACCAGACGGGAGATTTGCACCTCTGCCTGCTCATCCAGTTCAGCATCGGGCGGAGTGAGAGGCACGCCCAACTGTTCTTCGACCTGTTGACGGTACGCAAAGGCCATGTGCTCTGCGACGT